CGCCATGTATGGGTCTGTTCGCGACCTTATGTCGGAATCAATCAGCTTCAACTGATATTTTCCGTCATAAGCTTTCGTCACCCTGTCCCGTATTTCGGGATTGAGCGAAGAAAGCCGTGCGTGGGAAGGCATGGGGACAGTGGTAATGCCCGTTCCGGATGCCTTGGTTGTGTAGATTGTGGCTTCCCCAATCCTGCCAACTCGACCTGCTCTTTGCGTTTGCAACGCTGTCGAGGTCGGTAGGAGTTGAAGGGAGCCGCCATGATTCGTTAGAGTCATGCCGCAATCTACGAGAAGCGTGGGAGGAGGTGATATCGTGATGCCTGCATCAACGATTGAAGTAGCGACAATGTGTCCATATTCAGGCGGTTTTCTCTGCCTGGAATGTAACACCGTTGCTACTTCTCCCATGCTATCTAACGCCGTCTTTATCTGATTCGTTGCATCGACTGTGGTCGTGATGAACAAGGTACGTGAACAATTCACGCCTTGGTTCTTCGCTTCCAGGAATAGGTCCAACTCATTCAGATCCAGACGAACTGGTTCCTTTTCTTCAAATGGCCTTTCTATAGGCACTTGTAAGAAACGGAAAGTTCCTTCCTTCAACCAGATGCTCGTCGCAGTGGCTGATAGGAGGATGTGCCGCCCTTTCAGATCAAGGCATAGCCCTATTTCGAGTGAATTTTCATGGAATTCATCGAATAAGACCACGTCTTCTTCTGAAGGGCCTGCGTCCACAGCTGCTCGAGCTAATGCGTGACCGTACGTGCAGATAGTTAATTTTCTGCGTTCGTCCACGACACCAGCTTTAAGCCGCTGTATGAACTCTTCACTGAGCCATGGATTTTTGTATTCTTCCCTAAGAATAATTCTTGGGACCAAAAGCCACACTCTTTTTGAAGGGTTCTTATTTAGTAGAGCCGCAACTAGGGCAGTAGATTTCCCTGTTGCTGTAGGTGCTGAAACTATTACTTTTTCAGCACCCTCTACTATTTCATCCACGAAGCCTTCCCATGGGTTAGGCTTTCGTGAATTGTACGCCAGATCCACGTTAGAGGTTAATCTAAAGATCTTCCATGCAGAGATTAACTCTGCGAAGGAGCTCCCTAGTTGTGATCTTGAGAAGATACAGAAAGGAATGCAGAAAATTCCGGGTATTAACGCCCCGATGCTTACTGCTATCTGTTTCTGTGAAGCGAAAGGGTCTCGCGGCATTAAAGAAGAAATCAATTCACTCGAATCGGCGTTCTCCACCCAATAGATTGTGTTTAACAATCCGTAAACTCGGGGAAGGTCACGCGTCACGATTTCAAGGATTTCGACTAATATGCCTAAAACTGGCAACTTTCTAGCAACTTGTGTGAAGAACGAGAGTATCACGTAGATTCCTACTATGATGACGACTCTTCCTTCTATCACCTTCAAATCTTCGTCAAGCACTTTCTCTTTCATCCCCGCGGTTTCAATGTACCATAAGAACCCATTTGGGTCCGTTGCTACACTGAACGGCGAGAGTCTGAAGAGATACCTCAACGTTGCATCTGCGGTTTGCTCATCTTTCTCGTATGCTTTTCGCCATATGAACTTTTCTATTGGAAAGCCTGGTACGGTGAAAATATGCGAGAAGGGAGCTATAGCCGCGTTAGGCGAAAGTTTGACGATGGAGTCGGGAATTAAGTTGTCCAAAGAAATTCGGAACTTTATTATCGACTCCCTCAGACTGTCTTCTAACGTGGGTTTTATCGTAGTTGCGTTGTAGACGCTTTCAACAGGGGGAATTGCAGTCTCCTTGTATGCGTCTTCAAGCACCTTACGATAGCTTGGAAATTTCATCGAACTACCAAGTTGCTTGAACCTACTTCTTTCAGCATTACTTGGATGTCTTTCTTCTCGTAATTGAGGGAGGACGTCGGTGATGTTTCCATGTTTATCCCTGCTAACTATGAAACGAGTTAGGTATTTTCTATTAGAAACGTACCTACATGCATCTTCCATGTACTCGTTCGCGAACAGGGTATAAAGTTGAGGCTGGTGATAAGTGAGCGCCGTGTGCCCAATCGTTCGGTCTATCAAGGAACGCCTGAATGGCCTTTCCGGCAAACCTGCGACGTGGGTTGTCACCGCGCTTCTTCTTGTTAGAAGACGTGCAGGGTCATGGACTACTGTCCACGCCGGCACACTTATTCCGTAAGCCTCTAATTCTGTGGCAACTTCAACTCCGGCTATGGGAATTTTGGAGAGATAAGAAAATTTTTCTTCTATCCTAAGCTCTAAGCCGAAGAGTTGTTTTGCCACAGTGGAGATTGTTTCGGGTGCAATAACCGAATCAGTTCCCCATATGTTGTCGTCACCTGTGTTGTGGACGGTGTTGTACTCATAGAAGGTATCCATGGGAAGGCCTGTGCAGACACTCCAGGTTATCATCATTAGAGCACGCATCGCCCAGGTGTTATCCCAACTTGTCGCGCTTTGGCCTGTCCCTCCACCGCGTTTCTTCTCTCTAATTCCGCCAGTCGCAAGCAAGTGCATTTCTGCATTTTGCATTGCGTAATATTTCTGGCGTTTTACAGAGGAGATCTGCGGTATGGAGTGGCTAGCACCAAGCGCTGAGAGTTGCGAAAGCACCTCGTACAATACGGGTGGGACGTTTGCATCAAAAGCGGTGACATCGGCAGCGAAGACACTTTTGCGCTGTTTGACTCGTTCGAAGACTGAGCCCAGGTAGCTAGCGGTTAGAGGAGCGCCTAGCCCAATATCTGTTGTTGGCCACGTCTGTCTTTTGTTTTGCTCAAGTTGTACAACTTGATCAACGAAGACGGACGCCAGATCTTGTGCGACTATAGTTCTCACCTTACCTTTGCTTGCTGTCAGTTTCTCAGCGTCGAGGACCATCATTTTTGGAAACACATGATATGCTTGTGCGGGGTATTCACCCGTTTCGAGACATTTGTACGTGGCTTGGATGATTGCATCCATCCAGCCTGACTCAACGAGTTCTTTCCGCGATCTGTATTTTCCTATGAATGGCAGCCCTGGCGAGTATTTCAGCACCAAATGCTTCTTGACTGTCTCAGGTGTTACCACCCCGGGTTTGTCAAACGCTTCTGGATGCAATTTAAATAGAGCTTCTGCTGCAGACTCAGCGAGGTGCAGCTCGTACGCATCTATCTCCTTTACGGGAGCATAGTAGCGTTCTAAAGAAGCTTCTATGTTTTCTTCTGTAGCAGTGTAGATACCATCTATACCTGGTCTGCCACCTAGGGCGACGTAGTTCATCGCTCTACGTGTCAGATCTGGATCAATTTGGTAATCCAAACTGTTGAGAAGAGTGTCGAAGCTAACCTCATGTTCGGAAACACG